TCAGTCATTTGCAACTCCTACTCCACCACCGCCTCCCGGCGGCTTTTTCTTTGCCTGAAATCGTATTGGCACAGGAATAACTTATCTCCGAGGGATGTTTCGCGGTAATATACTCCGCTTTCGTACCACTCGCGCAGTATTCTTTCGCCCTCCCTCATTTCAGGCATACTGGACTTCGCCTGCTGTGCAAGCTCCATCGCAACCGCGAGCAGAACAGAGGTGGCGGCGGTCATTCTTTTTGCTCAGCGTCGTCGGCTAAAAGCTCCTCAATGGTGCAGCCGTACAGCTTTGCAAGAATGGGCAGCTTGTCCGCTCGCGGCTTAGCAAGACCGCGTTCCCACTTGCTTACAGCGGATTCCTGCACACCGACGATCTTTGCGACCTCTCGCTGTGTGGGAATCGCCCCGCGAAGTCTACGCTCTCTCATAACATTCATTGTTCCACCTCCTTTAGTGTCCTGCGGGTCGCTTTCTTTACTTACAGTCTTATTATAGCACTTCATTTCCTTAATGTCAACTCCCATTCTCGATTTTTCCCGAAAAAATCCTGCATTGACAACTTGAATTAAAAGACATATAATAGACTTACAGTAAAGGAGGTAGACCTATGGACGGGTTCGGAGAACGACTTAGACGGTTGAGAAAAGACTGCGACATCACGCAGAGCCAGCTGGCAGAGGTCATTGGTGTTGTGCCGTCCGCAATCGGGAAGTACGAGCGTATACCGCAGGCGTTCCCGAGCGTGGAGGCGTTAATAAAGATAGCCGACTACTTCAATGTGAGCATCGACTATCTATTGAGAGGGACGCAGACCGTACCTGCCGTTGAGAACAACATCAGCGGCCAGCTGACAAACAGCCCTTTTATCCAAGCCAACCACGGCGGCATGGTGATTAACGGGGAGCACTCCATCTCGCCGGAGGCGATGGAGCTGCTGCACATCTATGAACAGCTGAGCGGCAGGGACCGCTTGAAGCTGCTTAACTTTGCTATCGAGTTAGAGGAGGGTACAAAAGAATGAAAGTATCGTTGGACATCAAAAAGAAGTGCGCATTCTTCTGGCTGCGGGCAATCCGCTCCGCACGTATCGACAAATGCTGTGCGAAATGCTTCATCGGCGACGCCTTTCACGAGATATTCGAGGGGACGCGCTACAAGGACAAGGCTCATGTGGAGCTGGATATTGAACCGGACGCAAGGGTAAAAGCCTACTATCTCTGTGGGCTGAGCAACGGCTTTAAGTATGACGAGAATACGCACGTGGCTTTCGTTCCGTGCGAGGGGCAAAATATTGAGATTGAAAATGACCGGATTCGGCTGGTGATTACGGATGCTCGCCAGATTGACTTCCAAAGCTACCAGCCCCACCCGGAGGGCGAATTTACCGAGGAACAGCGCACCTGCCGTAACTGGATCTTCGCCAACTACCTGTTAGACGGGATGCCGCTGTGAGACGGGCAGCCCTCTATATCCGCGTTTCTACGCTGGAACAGGCACAAGAGGGCTACTCCGTAGGCGAGCAACGGGAGCGTCTGATTGCGTACTGCAAGGCGCAGGATTGGCTCATAGCGGACATATATGTGGATGGGGGCTATACGGGCAGTAACCTGAACCGCCCCGGCATCCAAAAGCTGATGAGCGAGACAGAGAAGTTCGATGTGGTGCTGGTCTACAAGCTGGACCGTCTCTCCCGCTCGCAGCGGGACACACTATATCTCATCGAGGAGATATTTAGGCCGAACAAGGTGGATTTCGTCTCCATGCAGGAGAGCTTCGATACCTCGTCCCCGTTCGGCAAAGCCATGATAGGTCTGCTTGCAGTATTCGCCCAGCTGGAACGTGAGCAGATAAAAGAGCGCACGTGGATGGGGCGTGTAGCCCGCGCCAAGACAGGGCTTCACCACGGAGGCGGGAACATTCCTATTGGGTATGACTACGAGGATGGCAAGCTCATCGTAAATCCATACGAGGCTGAGCAGGTTCGGAAGATATACGAGTGGTATCTTTCCGGTGCGTCACTGAAAGCCATAACGGATAAATTGCAGGACGCGGGGTACACAAACAAGTACAGCAGCTACAATTCGTGGTCGAGCGTGAGAAACATCTTGGAGAATGAAACCTATATCGGGCGCCTGCACTTCGGAGATGTTGTTGTGGATCACGCGCATGAGGCGATAATAACGGAGGAACAATTCAATGCCGCACAGATATTGCGTGGAAAGCGCAGAGAGCAGTTCGGGAGCCACGCTTTCCAATCCAAGCACGTGCTGACCGGACTTCTGTTCTGCGGACACTGCGGAGGCCGGTACTACCTGCGCAACACGGGGAAATATTCTTATTATGCCTGCTACTCCCGAACAAAGCAGATGAAGAACATGATAAAGGACCCGAACTGCCAGAACAAGATATGGCGGGCGCAGGACTTGAAACCTATCATTGAGGAAAAGATACTTGCGCTGCTGCGCAATCCGCAAATCGCAGAGGAGCTTGCCGCTGGCAAGCCGAAAGCCGCAGCTCCGGTAAGTAAGAACACCGATATTGAGCGCCGCATTCGTGAGATAGACCGGCAGATCGGAAAGCTGATGGAGCTGTACCAGCAGGACGACATACCGCCCGAGCTGCTCGGTGAAAAGATAAACCGGCTGTACAGTGAGAAAACCGCATTGGAGAACTCCATAGCCCCTGTCGAGGAGACCAACGCCATGCCGCTCGATTTAGTGGCCGAGCTTATAACCAATGCTGCGGAAATATGGGACTTCGCTGATGAGAACCAGAAACGGCGCATCCTGCAAAGCCTCATATCCCGCATTGTCCTGACCGACGACCAAGTTGATATTGAGTGGGCGTTTTAGCGCAAAAAAAGAAAAAGCCCTCCCATGCAGGAACAATCCTGCATGGGAGGGCTCTTGGCTTACTTTGTTTCGGCGTTCAGCTGAGATACCGCGATTGTGGCAGCAGTGGCAGCCGCAGTGCTGGCAGCCACTTCGGTGGCGCCGCCGGTAGAGGACGGGAGCGCAATCTTCTGACGGCGCACCTCGGCTTCAATTTTAGTCGTCAGGTACTCGGTGAGGTCGCCATACAGGGCCTCAATAAACGCCTGAGCAGCGGGACTGATGGATGCCAGACAAGCAGTGAGGGCCTTTTGCGCCGCCTCTTTCTGAGCCTCCAAGTCAAACTTACCAGCCTGCTTCAAAGCGTCAACATAGGTCTGGCTGGTGGCTGCTACGGCAGCGGAAACCGCATCGGCGATTTCCGTGATGTAGCCCTGCGCCTTGACATCATCCGTCTCAGCAGCCACATTTGCGGCAACCCGCTTGATGTAGGCGATGGCGAATGCGGTCAGCACAGGAACCGCTGCCGTGATTACGGCAATCAACAGGTCAGATAAAAGTTCATTCATAGTGATAACCTCCTAATTACAGCTTTTCGCAGTGGTCGAGGGAGATCCAGCCTGCACCGGATTTCAGTTTGCCCCACTTAGAGGCTCCCGCACCGGTGGCCTCCTGCACAATGGTGTAGACACCCGGCTTGATTACGCCTTTCTTGGCGTTGTTCGTGCCGGGGCCGCTGCGGATATTCAGGTCAGTGATTTTCACACGAACCGTATAGTTGACCGCAGCAGAGCCGCCGGACGCCGAGACAGCGCTTGCGTCCACCCATCCGTAGACGTTGCTCGTACCGTCGGTGTGGATGATGTGATACGGGTGCTTGGCGTTGGCAGACACGGCGGTAATTTTGGCGGGTCCAGCCTTTGCAGTGGAGCCGCTGGCAGCGTTTGCGCTTGTATAGTGCTTGCCGCCCGCAAAATTCACAACCGTGCCTACGCCCAGCCCGGAGGCAGGGGCGCTCGGCGTCGAGGGCTGCGAGGTGGAGCCGCCAAGCTGCGCTGTTACCTTGCTGGCGAGATCGCCCATGCGGGCGAACATCCAGTTTCCGGGGCAGCTCTTGTTGGCGAACCACCTGTGTACGGTTAAGATCATCTCATCCGACTTCGGAGAGTAGTTGAGCGTCTTGTCCTTATCGCCCAGCCAAAGCAGCTTTTTCTTGCCGTTTCTGCGGCAGATATCCACGCACAGGGTAATGAGCTTCTGATACACTGCGTCCTTAAAAGCGTAAGGCTCGGCGGTGTCAGACGCACACTCGATGGTTACGGCCCGCTGGTCGTTTGCGTTGGAAGAAGTACACCAAGAACGGTTGCCCTCGTCCACGCACAGGAGCACCCGCCCGTCAGGGCCGATGCCGTAATTGCAGGACGCCTGACGGGACGTAGGGGCAAAGATATCGCCCAGCGTCTCAACGGAGCACTGGCCCACCACACAATGCGGGGTGATGCGATCAATGGCGTGGGTGCGCTTGCCCGAGTGGTTCGGGCTGAGTTTTGTGTAGTTTACAAGTGGGCTGTTTCCCATAAGATTTCCTCCATTTCCGGGCTTTGCTGCTGCGGCATACCTATCAAAGTAGGTCTGTCCGTAGCCGGCCCTTTTCACCTTTACCGCCTCGCTCTGGTCTGCGGGACGCTCAAAATTTAGAAGAACGCTGTCGCTGGCAACCCGCACAGTGGTGGCGGTTTTCAGCGTGGACAGAACCTGCTTGTAGCTGCCCGACAGCTCCTTAAAAAGAAAATCGAGCTGCATTTCCAAGTCCCCGATGGACTTTCCTGCGGCTCGTGCGAAGTCAAGCATATTCTGTTTTCTGCTCCAAAACGTCCACTGTGCGAGGCCATATCCTGCGCTGTCACGGACGAAGTTCTGATACGAGCCGCTGTCCACAGCGGCGGTATAGCTGTCATCCGTAAAGCCCAGCTTCTTCTCGTAGGTGTTTTGCAGGTTCTTCGGGGAAAGCCCGCTTTCTGCGAACAGGTTTCCCATCAGCCCTGCGGCGCCGGCTTTGCTCAGCCCTTTCCCGATGAGGTAGTTCCAGATCCTCTCCTCATTCGTGCTCATGCTTTACTCCTTTCAACCGGTCCCGGAGTTTGTGTGTTCGTCAGAGGGCCTGTCCCTGTCCGGCCACCGGTTATTTTTACTCAGGTTTTCGACAGCGGATTTTATACAGTAGGCAAGCACCACACCGATAATCTCCGTAACTGCCACTTGGGACAGGCTCTCGGCAATCTGCATCTTGTCGAGGTAGGCAAGGATATAGCTGCACCACACCCACGCAAACCCGTTTATCAGGCAGACCCAGATTACCTTTTTGGTAGTCTCCGCTTTCTGCTTCTTCGTCTTGCGGCTCTTTCCGCTGCTCAAGCGAATCAGCAAGAGAGAGCCTAAGACACCGAGAAAAACGGACGCTACCGCAGTAAGAACAATTACCACGGCATTCCTCCTCCTTTTACTTTACAGGCAGCTCCATGACTTCCTCCATGAGCTTGTCCAGATTCCCATTCCCGCCAAGCGCGTTATGATAAACGCCGTGCATATCAATCAGGTCTTGGCGGTCGTCGAAGTCGATTTCGCCATCCCGAATGAATCGTCTGCCCAGATATTTAATGCGGTCATGCAGTATCACACGTTCACCGACCCGCAGCGATGCAAGGTCATCTTGGAGCCGCTTGGTTGTGTCCTTTTCCTGCTGCTCATCGGCAGCCTGCTTATCGGCGTCCCTGTCCTCTTTGGCGGCCTTGCGGTTAAGATGCCACATGATAACCCCATCAAGGGTCTTCATCGCGGCAGCCGCAACGCCGCCACTTAACAGGCAGAGCACAATTTCGTTCATGTCAATCCCTCCTCTGCGATTACAACCCGTCAATTACCTCGACGGCGTAGTCCAGACAGCTTTTCGCCGTCTGGTTTTTCTCCCGCCAGTACTCTGCCGCCCCTCCCGAAAGGCTGTCTGCCACGGCCTTGATAATGAGGCACGGGACACGATTTCGGTCGCAGGTTAGCAGAATGGCTGCGGATTCCATGTCGCAGATGTCGGCTCCGAACTCATTGTGCAGCCATAGCTTCTCTGCGGCGTCTCCCACAAACTTGTCACCGGATGCGCAAACCACCCGATGGAGTTCGGGGGAGGCCAAATCCGTGAAAGCAGTGCTCACCGGCAGCAGCCGGTCAGGGTATTCCAAATAGCGGCCAGCCGGCACGTTATCAACAGCAAACAGGTCGTACTGATAATGCACCACCTTTACCACGACGCATACCTCGCCGGGGTGCAAGGCATCGGTACAGCCACCCACAACGCCATAATTGAGGACCGCTGCCACCTTGTACTTGTCGATGAGGTACTGCGTCGCTGCCGCCGCATAAATTTCGCCAGCTCCACACCGAACGGCGTAGAGCTGGCAATTCTTTGTCTGGTAGAGGATTACGCCCATCTTATCTTTCGTGGGATGGCCCTCTCCAAACCGTTGCCGTAGAGCGTCATCCTCTACGGCAACGACTAATCCAACTTTTCTCACAACTGCTCACTCGGCGCGGCGGTCTTTGCCGCGTACTCCTCTCCGGTGATCTCCTTGTACTTTTCAGCGGTAATCTTGCCGTCCTCCACGCGGGACGCCAGCTCGGTCTTCACGCCGCTGCGGCGGTAATCGGGAACGGAATCCCAAACCTGTGTACCTGCAATCAGTCTGTTAGCCCAAATTTTGTTCATTGATAGTACCTCCCTCACTAATTGTACTGATAATAGCATCAATTTCACATATAGCGTCTTCAACGGCGCTGATACGCACATCGTTTGCGTCGTCCTGCTCGCACATGGCGTCTTCGATTTCGCCCATCCGTGCGCCGGCAAGCTCGTCCTGCTCGCACATGGCGTCTTCCAACGCAGCAGTGCTTTCCACAAGCTGCTGGACGACGGGGCCGGTCTTGTCGGTAAGCCGATAATGCCGGTCAATCTCGTACCAGTCGTAGCAGTTCCCCTCGCCGTCCTCCAAGCTGTCCAGCTTGCGTACCACACGGAAACAGTCTGTCACGGTCTGGTCGGGATAGCTCCGCTCAATCTGGTGAAACCCGGTCAAGTCGGAATGCTCACTTCCCTTTGTCTTGAGGACTTCGATGTCTTCCTGCGTTCCAAATACATACTCCACGTCAGTTCCTCCTTTCGCTGCTTTTGACGGATGATTCTTTTCAGGTCACGTACAAGGCGTTCGCCTTTATACAGAAACCGGTAAAGGTTGTAGTTATTGCAGTGTTTCAGCTGTCCAAGCCTTGAAATCAGGCTCGCAGCCGCTCCTGCCATAATGCGCTTGCCCTGTTTCTTTCTCTTGCGGTATCGGGCGATCGCTCGTTTGATGCGCAGGAGATTATGCTTGCGCGGAATTGTGAAGCCCCGACCGTACCGATACCCTACGGCGTTTGGCAGACGGCTCTTTTGCCTCGCAAATCCGAGCCTCGGTGGTTCCAGCGGCGTCTTCGGGTTTACTCGGGCAATCGGGAATATCTGCCAGTCGCCTTTCAGTTTAAGCTGATGCTCTGTCAGCCACTTCTCAATAAGGAACCGGAGCTTTTTCAGCTTTCGCTTATTCGGGCCTAACACTGTGAGATTGTCCATATACCGGACATAGTGGGCGCACAGCCCGCTGTCACGGATCATCTGGTCCAGCGGCTGCAAAACGGTGTTCGCAAACCACTGCGAGGTATAGGAGCCAATACGGACGCCATCTTTCACAATGCGCCAAATCAGGTCGAGGACACGCCGGTCTTTAATCAGGCGGCGCATACGGTCCATCACAACCTCCGGTTTCAGGCTGTCGTAGAAATGACGCACATCTCCACACAGCTCGTACCGAGTGCCTTTCAGGTCGTGGTTCATCCAGCTTTCGATTGCCGCCCGTGCTTGGTGCGGGCCTCTGTCCCTGATACTGCCGCAGCAGTAGTGGTCCATGCCCCGCATGAAGATTGGCTGCAAAATCTGGATAAGCGCGTGGTGGACGTACTGGTCGGGCCACTGCGCGGGTTCGCTCACCGTTCTCCACTTCTGGGCGCTTGCGTCCCATCTGCGGGTCATGTGAGGCGGCTTCTGCTCAAAGCCGTCGAGGATGATTTGCCGCAACTCCTTGATGCGCTCCTCTTTGGTTTCCTCCACCCAAGCGGTGCATTTATTCGGGCGGTGGTGGGTACGCCAATGATGTGTGCGGTTTACTTCGTCAATGGCTCTTGATAAATTCTCATCTGAGATTAAAGGTTCAAATAGGTTCTTTGCTCTTTTCACAGGGACTGGTATCCTCCTTTTAGCTGTACGAGCTTTCCAACGCCTCTTTCGAGGTGTACTAACCCGCTCCCTGAACTGCTTATCTTCACCGAGAGGTGCGCGACTACCTGTGCCGTGGTTCGGAGGTTTGTCAGCAAGACACATAAAAGGGTGCGGCAGCTGATGTTCGTGTTCGAGTTCGACACGCTGTTGTAGTTGACGTAGAACAAGCCGTGGTTGGTGTTCTGGTTGTAGTTGCCACCAACGTAGAGGCACGGGTTCGACGAGTTGAAGTTCCAGTTATCGCACGTAACGCCGAACAGTTGACATCGGTACTGCACAGGTAGCCCCGGATGGACCCCGCGCTTCGCGCGGGTCCCTTGTGAGGGGGCTTCGCCCCCTCACGCTCCCCCATTAAGGGAGTTCTTGGAGGCGGCAGCGGGAGTTCTTGGAGGCGGCAGCCGATGTACGAGTTCGAGTTCGACACGCCGTTGTAGCTGACGAAGAACAAGCCGTGGCCGGTGTTCTGGTCGTAGTTGCCACCAACGTAGAGGCACGGGTTCGACGAGTCGAAGTTCCAGTTATCGCACGAGTACGTGGAGTCGCTGCCGCTTGCAGCAGTCGGATAGAACATCGGGAACCCGCCAGCCGTAGCAACATTGAACGCAGACGGGTAGCCGCTCGATGGCGTACCGACGCTCGTGCCTCCGCTGCTGTCGCTGAAATTGTTGGGGTTCAGGATGAGGTTCAGCCCGTTGCCGTTGTAGTAGCAGCCGTCCATCCAGTCGTAGACATTATCCCACAGGCCCTCAATGTTGCGGTACTGAACACCTACGCCGTAGGTCGTGCGGGAGTTCTGCATTGTGCCGGTGTGGTAAGGCATACTGTCAGACGCGCCCATATTCTGCACACCGCTGTTGTTGCCGCAGCCGTAGCCGATTTTCGCCTGAGAGTTCCAGTCGGCAAACTCTACGATATAGAGCAGCCAGATGGTGAACCGCATGGCGAAATCCATCTGCCAGAAGTTCGCGCCGAGGGCGTGAATGCCGCTTCGGGCGGCGCTTCGGGTGATGTTGTTCTTCGGCGTCACGCCGGTTTTACTCTTGTAGTCGCTGGCGCAGTGATACCTGCCGACGTAAACGACATTCCGTTCGCCGTGTCCGTCGCCCCTGTCCATGTGTGCGGGGGAAACCGAGAAGCCTGCGGTCGCTTGGTCGGCGATCTGGATTTTGATGCTGCTGCCGCTCTTAGTGAGCTTGTACCAGAACTTCGGAATAACGACCATCGAGTTACCGGAGCGAGTGGTCTTTGTCATTCCTGCCCACGGCTGCAAATTGTCAAACGGCGAGCTGTAACTGCCCGCGCCGGCCACATAAGGAACAGGGTCAATAAAGCCGGCGGCTTTATCGGTTCTCGTCCATTTGGTGGTGCTTGTGCCGTCCCAGCTCGCGCCGTAGATGTTCACGAAATTTACCTCAACCCTGCAAGTCTTATCCGCAGGGGCGGTGTGGTTTGTGCCTGCGGCTACCTTTACCGTGATGGTGGCCGTACCGGAGGTTTTACCTGTGACAGTGATTTTGTTCCCGGAAACGCTGACTGTGGCAATCCCGGAGCTGCCGGAGATGGCAGAAATCGCGCCGTCGCCTGCACGGGTTACAGTGATCGTCCCGGTCTTCGTGGTGTTGTTCAGCGTCATATTGGTCGGGTTAAGGCTAAGGGAGCCTGCCGCCTTTCCAATCGTCCAGTTCACCGTCTTTGCGGTCGTAGTCCCGTCAGCCCACTTGTAGTTAGACCCCGGCGTGAAGATTGCGCCGTAGGTTCCCGCATTGGTAGCGGAGTTCGTGCCGCTGATGGACATTTTGCCGGTGTCGTAGTCTGTCCATGTAGGAGACTGAGGGGAGCCTGTGTAGGTCAGGCTGCCGCTCGGCGTGGGCGTTGCGATGGACGCCCGGTTGATAGTCCACTGGACGGTCTTGGCAGTCTCCGTATCATCAGACCACTTAAACCCGGACTTCGGCGTGAACGTCACCTCATAAGTACCGGCATCCGTGGCCTGCGTTGTACCGCCGAGGGTGAGCTTGCTTTCATCGTAATTCAGCCACGTAGGGGACTGCTGGTTGCCCGTAAAGGTGAGCGTCCCGCTGGGGGACGGCACAACATTGATTGTGTTCGTGAGGTCTGTGATGGCCTCGGATGCGGATTCCGCAAGCTCCTTTGCGTCCTGCGCAAGCGTCCTGACCGTTTCCAGCTCAGAGGCGCTCACGCCGGGGATATTTACAGATCCATACGCCATGAATGTTTCCTCCTCTTTTAGTTTTCAGGCTCTTTCATAAGAACCACCGTTGCTGTGATTTCGCTCTCCGGGGCTTTTTCCGCGTAGAGACGGATTCCACCGGAGAGAGTGCGGCACACAGGGTACAGACCGCACTTCTTCGCCGTCGCAAGCTGCTTCGGCTGGACATTGACAATCGGAATCAGCGCCTCTGTCACGCTGTCGAGCGGGATGTCCACGTAATAGACACCATCGGGAGCCTCGGACGCCCCGATGTCCCATCCGGTTTTCGGGACGGTAAGCGCCCTCTCCTCGATGCTCGAAAGGCCGCCGTGAGCGGCAGGGTCATTGTTGTGCGCCAAAATGGACTGCTCGACCTCGCCGATGGTGGCGATAGCCTCCGGGTCAATCACAGCCGTAACCGTGTCCACATCCCCCACTGCCGCAATCAAATCGAATGTTGCGAGCTTTCCTACGACAGAGCTTGCGGGGCGAATCCACTCAGGCTCGTTCTCCAAGCACAGGTAAGTGTAGGGGACTTCGCCCTCATCAGGGTCTTCCGCGAACAGGACGATGTTCGTCAGGTAAAAGCCGGATTCAACGCTCTCGCTCTTGATACGGACCGTAACCTGACACTCACCGTCCACAGGGTTTGATACCGCCGCAATCTGCGCATCCATCACGTACCCCGCAGGGCCTGTCATGGTCTTCGGCGTCAGCCCCTCCGGGATCGTCCCGTTTCCGACGGCGGCTTTTGTGTAGTGCATTTGGCAGCGTCCGGCGAGAACTTTTCCGATAAGAGCGATACCGGTCAAAGAGCCGTAGCTGCCGTCCTCAAACTTCGACATTCTTATTCCTCCTTGTCAACTCGTTTGGATTTGATTCTGGTGTGGTATACAGCGCCCCCTGCGCCCTCCTGCGTGGCCGTATGCGCCCGATTCTGCGGCGGGTGGGCCGCAGATACCTCCGTGGGCTGAAATGCGCCGTAGAGCGTTTTCAGGGTCATTCTGGCGTCCCTGTCCTTTGTAAATGGCGGGGCACTCTGCTCAGTAGCCGTATACCCGCAGTGCCGAACAACAAGCTCGTGGCGGTAGGTGCTGTGGGTTCGCAGGTAAAGGCGCAGCCCCACGCCCGCCGCGAGGATTCGCTTGATGGCCTCAGCAATCAAATCCAGCATTTCAATGCGCTCCGGGGACAGGAGCTTCTGGTCTACGAACAGCTCGATTTTAGCTGGGTAGACCTCATCGAGCATGACTTCGGACACGTCAACTTCCAGCAGGGCGCTTGCCGCCTCAATGACGGTGTTGATGTCGCCGCCGGAAAGCTGCGCCATCAGCTTCACCTTGATTGCCATGCGGTAGAACCTATCGTCCGGGCTGATACGGGCGACGCCGAAATTGGCCCCGTACCGGTCGAGGACGGCGCCCTCCGCGTAGTCGATGTCCTCCCACAGCTTTATCAGCTCGGTTTGCTCCTCGACGGAATCCAGCCCCCAAGCGAGGATGGCGAACAGCTTTCCTATGTTCGTCTCAATGGGGAGGTCCCGGCGGCGGTTATTGTAGTCTTTTCTTGTGTAGGCGCTCGTCAGCGCATACAGCATTTCAGAAAGATAGTTTCTCATTCGACCGTCACCTTGCTTTCGTCAGTGACCGCCTTTTCACGAGCCGCAATCGTGATGTTCTCACGGCTGAATGTGGAGCCGTTGGAGCTGATTTGCAGGTCAAAGTCAACAACCCCCGGCACTTTAAGCACCTCGGTCGGCAAGGTAACGCAAATCACGTCCTGCCCGATAGCCATACCGCCTCTCGTGTTGGAGCCGATATACTCGATGATGTTCTGCTTGATTCGGTCAATCCCGTCAAGCGGGAACACGCTGTCGGTTTTCAGGCCGGTGATTTTCACCCAGACGTTCACAGGCGTCGGGCGGCTGAACTTGATTTTGTGTGTCGTGCCGGCAGAGCTTACGACCGACACGGAAGTGTTTCCGTAGGTCTGGATGCCCGCCGCCTTTCTGCGGAAGATGGCCCCCGCCACATCTTCATCGAGGCCGCCATAGGCGATAATCTCAATGGAGTGGGGAGGCAGCCCGCTCTCGCTCTGGACATCGGTATCGTTCTCCTCACCGGCCACCGCTATGACCGCCTCGACGCTCTCGTAGATCTCGGCGACAATGGCGTCAATATTCACGCCACCCGCAAAATCCACGGACAGATAGTACCGCTCACGAAACTCCGCGTCGGTTTCCGTGTTTCTGCCGCCCTCGAACGCAGAGGCGTTCGTGACGGCTTCGATGCCGCTCATAGGGTTTACGATATTGGTAATGGTGTTCTTCTCGGTATTCCCGTCAGGCCCCGGCACAACGGCGGTCGCGGAAAGGGTGACGCTCCCGCTGGTTATCACGCCGGATTGCAGGGTGATGTACTGCTCGCCGGCAGTCGTTTCAGCAAGGTAGCCCTCCGGGACCTCCACGCCGTCCTCACCGGTAAAGGTCAGGTAGCCGACCGCTTTCTGCGCTCCGAGCAGCTTCAAGCCGATCGCCCGTCCGAGGTTATAGAGGCTCGTCCCGACAGCGGTATCAATGAACCGGCTGTTATATACGTCTTCCAGCGTGGAGAACAGGAGGTTCAGCATCCAAGCGTAGATGCGCAGGAACACACCAAGCGGGGAGCGCACGGTCAGGTTTGCCCGCGACCCGTACAGCTCGCGGGCCTTGTATTCCAGAGCGTCCAGCAGCTCTGCGTACGTGGGGCGTCTGAAACCGGCGTCCGTCAAGCCCCAATCTGTGGTCTTCGCCATTATGCCGTCACCTCCAATGCTATTTTCTCGCCATCCGAAAGGGTGGCGGTAAGTTCAACAGTTATTGTCCGTCCCTCGTAGGAGACGGAGATTGAATCAATCTGGGACACATCGGGGTCCTGAAACACAGCCTCCCGAATGACCTCTTTTATCTCGTCATCGTCAACGTCGTTCATACTCTGGCCGACGATGCTCTCATAATCAGTGCCGTGCGTCTCATCAGCGAAGAACTCCGCTTTCCACGCGAGGAGCGTGTGGCGCACGTTTTGGACGGTTGTATCGTCCCCGTATATCTTCTTGAACGACCCGTCGGTGTCAAACACCAAATCTCTCGATTCCGGGTCAATAAGCAGTGTCATGTTATCCATACTGCCTCCTTATCCGGGCTGCCCCGTTCTGCCTCCCGAATCTCCGGGGTGCGTATGATGGGCGCCGCTTATGCTGCTCTCGGCAAGGACATCGCCGGCAGCGCTTATGCTGCCTGAGCTGTCCACGTTCCCTGACGCCGTGATGTTGCCCGTCACTGTCAGGTTCCCCTTTATCGCAACGCCTGCCGCAGACACCGCCACGTAGACGCTGCCATTTTCGGCGGCGAGGACAAGGCTGTCTGACGGAAGACCGGAGGACGAGTAGCTGCCGGCCACAATAGCGCCGATGAAAATAGCGTCTGTCGTGGCGTGATTGCGCTCCGTGAGGGGCTTAGCCTCCTTGCCGCCCGTGACGGTGCTGTCCATGTCGTGGTCAAGGTAGACCACCACGCCGGTGTCTCCCGCCTTTATCCACGGCCTTGTGATAAACCCGCCGCAGCGGGTACACGCCACGGGTACGCCCAAAATGGGCGGCTGGCTTTCATACTTCCCGTTCTGCAAATGCTTCGAGAGCGGCTGAACGTCCACCGTCATCTTCACTGGGTCAAACGCCACGACCTTGACGGTAGCCGCCACGCAGATGGATTCTGCAAGCCGCTTGTCGTGGATCTTCTGATATTCGTATTCGTTGATAGCGGACATTCCGCAGCTCCTTTCTCAATAAGGTTTCAGCTCCATCGAAGTTTCCCAATCACCCGTCCTGCCGCCTTTGTGGGAACCTTTCACCACAATAAAACGGCCATTCAGGTTGCTTGACTGGATTTTCACCACCTCGGCGGTGGCTATCCGATAATTGAGCAGGCAGGAGCGGGAGATGGTGTCATCGTCCCGGTCCTCGCCGGTTTTCTGGGAGTTCAGGTCAGTCTCATACGGTATCGCCACTTTCTCCTCGTCAGCCCTCAGCAGGCCGGTAGCGGAGGTGAGGGTCACGCCGTTGTTGATGCCATCGTCCGCTTTGGTGATGTAGATTTGCCCGGTCGCCCGGATGATGAACCGGCTCTTGCACTCGTTCACCACAATCTCTGTCAGCACCTGCTTCAAATTTCCCCGGCACACCCGCCCTCGCGGGTAGCTGATGTCCTCGGTCAGCTCGCACTTGGACACCTCCACGCCGAAAATATTCAGCAGGTCACGCACGATGGCAGATGCCTTTATCCCTTTGGCGTAGGTCTTGTTTATCAGGCTACCGAGTATCTCATCAGCACACGGCTGCACCGTCAGGGTTGATGTCCAGTCGGTGTTAGCCTGTTTGTGTTTCAGACCGACCACTTTTCCGATGAGGATGCAGCCGACATCTCCCTCATACCCGGCATTCAGCACAACCGGGTCGTTTTTCTTGATGCCGGCTCTCGTGGCTGCGGAGAGGTTTGTGACCTTTATCGTCGCAACAGGCGGCTCGTCGCTGTCCTCAAACGGAATTTCAAAGGTGAAATTCAGGCCGCCAAGGGAATACTGCTTGTTGCCGATGGTGAGTGTTGCGTCCCTGATCCAGAATGCCATGTTACTGCACCGTCCTTTCCCGGAGATACAGCTTCACGTCTTTCCCGAAGTTTTCTTTTGTGACCTCCGAAATGCTGTCTCCCGTGATGCAAAGGGGGATGATAACCGGTATCGGGAACCGCTCGTCCTCCACCACGTTGAACAGCGGGCGGGCGTAGCGGACGATTTCGCCAAACACAAGGACATTCCCATTTGCGTCAAGCAGGTCTATCGTATAGAACCCGCCAGTATCGTTGTACTTGACCGTAAAGCTGAATGTCTTGTCGGTCAGCTTGATGGAGAATGAGTACGGCACTTTCGATGCGTCGATGTTGATGTACTCAATATCTTCATTCAGGTCAATCAGTTGCAGCGCCATACTTCACACCTCCTCAACGCCGCGCCAGACCGTCATAGCCGCCGGTGAGCCGCGTAAGCGGGGCGGCGCTGCCGCCCGATACATTTACGGACCTCAGCGCCGCCGCAGCGGTGGAACTTACAGACTGGATAGCTAAAATCGCCATGCCCGTGCTCACCGTTCTGGCAAGCTGCGGGTTCTGGCTTTTCCCAGCGTCTTGGCTCGTCATAGCAAGTTCGGCGTCCATCGGAACAAACTCCGATGAAGTCATCTGCACCTGCTTGAGCGTAGCCGAAAAAGACGCGCCGTGCCGGTTTTTATAAGACCGGTCAAATTTTAAGCTGGTGAAAACGAGATTGTTCATCCGTGTCACACCGATGTATGTGATAACGTCCCGGCGGTCACGCATAGACTTTAGAGCGTTGATTGCTCCGTCGCCCCCGATAATCGTACCGGAGATGTTGAGCGTACCCGCCGCATTGTTCACATGGTCGTCGATGTCAGCCCCGTCTTCCACGGGGTTTGAGGTAACGGAGCTGCTGTAACTCTCGCTTTCCTTTTCGATTACGCCGTTTTCGAGTGGGATGAAACGGACTGTGCCGCCTTTTCTCCCTCTCAGCACATACGCCATTCTCAATCCCTCCTATCAGTAAGCGTATTGGTTTTTAAGCACCATGCGCTCGCGCTCCTCCTCCCGGAACTCGTTATACAGCTCGCGGACGGTATCGCGCAGCGAGGTTTTCAGGTTCTCTGCGGATTCCTCATCCGCACCACCCTGAACGATGACGGTAATCTGCGGAGCAAACGCAGGACTGCCGCCACCGCCGCCGGGAACCGGATCTGGGTCGGGAACATCGACGTGCGTACCGTCCCCGTCTCCGTCCTCCGTATTCGGGTCAGGCGGGTCGAAGTCGCCCACCACCGGCGTGACGGAATATGTGGCGTCTGCCACCACAGGAGAGGGTGCGTCGCCCACAATCGGATTCACTTTGAAAGCAGTATTTGCGGGACCGTTGATTGCGGGCATATCGAACTTGGTCGGAATGGCATTCTCGATGTCTTTTGTCACGCCTCCCATCGTCTTTTCAAAGCCCTGCCCCAGACCGGCAGCCATATTGTCACCGATTCCGGCGAACACACGAGACGGGCTGTGGATTCCCAGAAAGCCCTTAACGCCGTCAACGATTCCGCTAAAGAACCCTGTTACCTTGTCTCTAATCCAGCCCGCCATAGCTGTGATACCGTCCCAGATACCCCGCACGATATTCTTACCAACTTCGACGACGGAACCAATCAGCGCCCCGATGCCGTTTACAATGGCAGAAATAATCTGCGGCAGCTGCGCCACCAGCTGCGGGATGGCTTGAATGATACCGGCCGCCAACTGGATGAGGACATTCACGCCGGTTTCAAGAATGGCCGGCAGGTTCCCGCTGATGAACTCCACGATTGAGGTGATGATAATGGGGAGCTGCTCAACCAGAATCGGGATTGCGTTAATGATGCCATTCACAAGCATCAGGATAATCTGAGCGCCCTGTTCCAAGAGAATTGGCAGGCTCTCCGTCAGGAACGTCAGGATGCCCTCGATAAGCAGCGGGAGCTGCTCAATTAGCATCGGTATTGCCTCGATAATACCCTGCGCCAACCCCATCAGGAGCTGCATACCCGCTTCCATGAGCAAGGGGGCATTTTCTATCAGGGTGTTCACCGCCGACATCAGGCCCTCAATGATGGTCGGAATCAACGTCGGCAGGGAATCGCCAAGGCCAGTCGCCAGATTAGCCACAATCTGAACCGCTGCCTCCGCAAACATAGGCAGTAGCTCTCCGATTGCCCCAATAAGGCTGTCCACCAGATTGACCGCCGCGTCCACAATCAGCGGGACGTTTTCAAGTAGCGTCTCCGCGATAAGGGAAATAGCGTCCACCGCCACAGGAATAAGCTGCGGCAGCAGGGCGATGATGGACGAAAGCACCTGACCGAACACACTGCCCGCCGTACTTACAAGAGTGGGCAAAAGCGAACCTACCGCTGGTATCACCTTGCTGATCGCGTCAGGCAGGGCGGCGGCGAGATTTTCAACCACAGGCGTGACATTTTTCACCACGTTCCCAAAGCTGTCCACCACGTTATCGACAAGCAATCCGATGTCAGCGTTTGCATTACCGAGGCCGGCAAGCAGGTTGCTGATTGCCGACTTTGTGCTGGAAATAGAACCGGCAATCGTTTCCGATGCCTCTAACGCCGTCGTGCCGGCAATCCCCATATCCTCTTGGATAATGTGGATGGCCTCGGTTATGTCTGCGAAATTGGATATGTCGAATTTCTTACCGGACAGCTTTTCCGCGTCACTCAGCAGCCGCTCCATTTCTTCCTGCGTACCACTGTAACCGAGCTTGAGGTTGTCCAGCATGGTGTAGTTCTGCATGGAGAATCCACGATACGCATTCTGGATAAGCTCAAGGTCCGTACCCATTTTGTTCGCGTTATCGGACATATCCACAATCGCGCTGTTCGCATAGGACGCGGCCTTATCGGTGTCGTTGCCGAGCGATTTAATCAAGCTGGCAGAAAAACTCGTGGTGAGTTCCATGTACTGGTTCGCCGACATACCAGCAGTGGCGTAGGCGTTTGCCGCATTCGCCTGTACCGTCTGAGAGGCTTTGCCGAACAAAGTATCAATACCGCCGACAAGCTGCTCATAATCGGAATAGGCAGACACGACCTGCACACCGAGCGCTACGGCTCCTGCGGCGGCAGCAGCGGAGACGCCCGCGATAGCCGCCCCAGCGCCTTTCAGAACGCCGCCGAGCTTCTCAAACTTGCCGCCGGATTCTTCGGCGGCCTCGCCGAGATTGGAAACGTCCTGTCTGGCGCCGCCGGCAGAACCGCCCATATCGTCTGTTGCGGTGGCGGCTCGTTCTGCGTTTCTGGTGTAGTCGGTGAACCTGTCCTTTGCGGACTGGATCGCGTTGCCCAGCCCGTTTCGGATTGTAGAAATCGGGTGCGCAAAACCGTTTGCGATGTTCTGCGCACCCGACACAACATTTTCTCTAAAGGCGTTGGCTTGCCCCGTTACATAGGAGAAAGCCCCGCCAACACCCGATCGCAGGGAGGAGGAAAAGGTGTTTCCTCCATCCACGCCGGCAAGGAAAGAACTGCGGAACGCCGAGCCTACGCTGCTGGCCTGCGACTGCAAACCGCCGAGATTGCTCGTGACATTTCGGATGCTCGAATCAGCCTGAGAGCTATCCGCACTGATATTGATTCTGCCGCCGCTGCCCTGCAAGCCGCCAAGACTGCTCGTGACGTTGCGAATGCTGGCTTCTGCCTGCGACGTGTTGGCACGTACATTTATGCTGTACGATACACTGCGGGCTTCATCCACAGTTCATCCCTCCTCTCAATCTTTCTTGTTCCATTCGTCCTGCCAGAGCAGGCGGGCCTGTTCGGTCTCGGAGAACTCATACAGATCCATTTCTTTAAGCTCCGAATAGGTCACGCCGCCCATGCAGAACACAAGCCGCCAAAACCGCTCGTTTTTACGAGCGCGGCTTTTAGCGGCCTTGCGGTTTAGTTCGTTCGCTAAGAAAGGATTCGATCTCGCGCACCAGCTCACCCGGAGTAGCGAGGTCATCCTGTTCATCGAAGTATTTCAGACCGGCCTTTGCCACCTCAGCGGGAGCAGTCACGCAGCCCTTGATAAGAGCGTCGGCGTACTTCGCTGTGTTCTTCCTGCCGTTGGCGGGGTTGATGTAGAGGTCGGTCAGGTTGGAATACCATGTGAAATTCACGCTTTGCAGCTGGTACTCAACATCGTTGACGATGACGGTTTTTGTTCTTGCCATAGGTCAATCCTCCTCTGAAACATTGGCGTTTTATATATTACGCGCGTATAGGCGCGTTAGGGAGACGGAGATATACATTACTCTCTATTCTCCCTATTTACACACTCTATTAAGAATGAATGTTTCAATGTTTCAAATACCCGTAAAAGCCAGTAACGGTGCGGGTTTTAGCTGAAACATTGGCGATACATTGGCCGAAACATTGAAACATTCGGGGCTGAAACATCTGGTTGAATTTCCCGCCTAAACTTAGACTTTCGCGCCTAATACTTGAATTCGGGCGAGATGTTTCAACTCAATGTTTCAGCCATTACAGCTGGATGTCAGGGATGAGGAACACGATGGAGACATCAGCGGCCTCCTTGCCTCTCGCCCTGTCAGGCAGCTTCTCCACCATGCAGTTCTGAGCGAAGAAAACGGAGCCGCTGTCGTTGGCGTCCGTGATAGCGAGGTTTGCCATCACGTTCTTTTCTGCGCACTGCTCAAGGTACGCCACGTCAGGAGAATCCTGCAATAGCGTGATGGTGAGCTTGCCCGCCTTGTTCGCATTCAGGATGTAGGTGCTGTCGCCCTTTACACCCTTTTTCAACGTGACGTTGGCCTCGTCACGGGCCAGCGTGAACATACTCTCACCGAACATACGGAGCTGCCGGTTGTTGAAAGACACATTGACTTTCATCGGGTCAAACGTAGCTAACATGGTCTATCCCTCCTTTACAGCGTCGCACGGAGGACGCCTTTGGTTTTTACCTGATGGACCGCGCCTGCCAGCTGAGCCTCCCACGTGATGTCGGGCATCACACGGTTGCGGCGCTGGTCCTCGGTGCTCTCCGCATACTTCGGAATGACAACGGTGAACACGCCGGTCTTGCTCTCCGGGTCACGAGCGATGATGTTGAGGTCCGTGGCCTCTGCCAGAGCCTGCAACACTGCCGTGCCAATCATGCCGAACCCGTCATCGCCATAGTTGATGTTGGCGTTTTCAAGCAAGATGTCATAGAGCAGGTCGCGCATACGCTTGGCGATCCAGTCCCCGCCGAGAACCACGTCGATGAACTCACCGTTGAGGCAAGTGCCGTCCTTTACGTACTGGCGCTTGTACTCCTCGGTCAAGAAGTTCACGTGGTTTTCAAGCAGAGCCTCCCGCTCGCCGTCGGTGAGCAGGGGGAGTGTGATGAGCTTAGTAGTGGAGGCGTTGCCGTCCTGCGGGCGCTTGAACTTCCATGTTACGCTGGTGGGGTAGAACGGCCCCACGTTGCCCGTGTAGGAGGCGTCAGGCTCCTCATTCAGATTGTCCGCATCGGCATAGATGACAGCAGCGCGGGCGGTGTTGCACACGAACGCCTTGTTGCTGGTCTGGCCCATGTAGAACTTGCGGTGGTCTTCCACACCTGCGCCCAGCTCTGCCTCGCTCGGCTCGCTGGCCTCCGCAAACTTCGCCAGAGCGATGACGTACTCGTCCTCGTCCTTGTCGGTCAGGAGATAGTACCAGTCGTTGTCAACCTCGGACTGGAACTTCTTAATCTGCTCGATGAAGCTCTCCGCCGCGGTCTTCGCGTCCTTGCCGTTGGTGAACTTGGCGGTAGGGGCGGTACACTCGGTAGTTACAGGCTTGGACAGGTGCTCGTCAGTGAACACGTCCACAGTTTCAGGAATGGTGTCTGCCTCTCCCTCCTCGGTGGCGGTAAAGGTCACGGTCGCATCGGACACCGCAGCGGAATAGGTCTTGCCGCCTTTGGTGAAGCTGGTGCTGTTGAACAGCGCAGCGAGGTCGTTTGCAGAAGTCACAGCGGAAGATGCGGTGATCTTCACAACAGCCTTGCTGTCCCCGCCGAAACGGAACCAGAGGTTCTTTCTTGCGGCGATGTCAACAGACCCGCTAAAGGTGCAGACGAGCTTTGCAGCCGCAGCCACAACGGGATTGGCAGGGTCAAAGCTGACGATTTTGAACTTGCTCACGAGGCTGGTAGCCAGCGTGGTCTTACCCTGATTGAGCAGGGTGGTAGCCTTGCGCACGACCTTTGCGTTGGGACAAGCTCCCTCTGGGCCGTACACGGCTTTTACGCTCTCAACATCTCTGTACGTTCCGACCGGATAAGCCCCGGTGGTAGATACAAGGAGAATGTCGAGGCTCTCTTTCTCGCTGGGCAGCGCGTCCCGCTGCACAACGACAATTACGTCTTTTGCCATTTGGCGATTCCTCCTTTATTGCTTAATATCCCCTATGGGGTTTCCCGGACGCTCCACAAGAGTAGCGGGCATCGTGTCGGTTCGTACATAGGAGAAACGAATATCGAACCCGTACCTGCGTATCGTGTCCTCCACGAAAAAGCTGGAACGGCTTGCGACTGACCCCACGTTTACTATCACGACCTCGCCTTGCTCGGTCTGGATATTGTGGGCGTTGAGCAGGAAAAAGCCGTTCGCCTTTTCCGCGAGTTCAAGCGCCTCGTCCTCGCCAAAGATGTAGCCGTCCTCGGTTTCCCGATTCGTGCTGCAAAAGGTGAACGACATGGTAGCCGACACCTGTTCGGAACGGACGAGCAGCGGCCCGTCGGGAGCATCAACAATCTCCTGCAAGCCGAACGAATACTCCGGTATTCTCGGAGCGAGAACGCTGTAATAGCAGTATGGGTATTCGGGCATATCTGCGATTTGCTCTGACAGGTTGACAGGACAGCCGATGTGGGCCTCCAACCCGGACACAATCGCGTTACGGGCCTGAGCGAATGTCACTTTTTCACCCCCTCCACAATATAGCGAACCATCGGGTGGATGGAATTGTGGGAGAGTTCCTGTGAGACGGTGTATTTCTGCCCGTCGTAGGTGTCCAGAATGACCTGCCCCGGTTTAATTTCCACGGGGTCATCGGTGTAGAGCTTCTGAGAATTGTACGTGTACGACCCCTCCGGCAAGCGTTTCAGGTCCAGATTGGAGAGCGGCATCACAATTCCCCAAAAGGATGTTACCGGCTCGTCAACAGGTCTGGACTGCCCGCCGGCTGCGGGGTCACGCACGAACGTCCTGTTGGAAACTGTCAGTATGTGCAGCAGCGCCCTCGGCAGTTTTGGAGTTGCGAAAAACATGGGTCATACCTCCTCAACCTTGTATGTGATACGGTCGCGGATATGCGTACCGGTCTCATACAGCGTCGTGTGCTGCGTTTTCTTGGTGAAATCCGACTGCGGCTTTACCCGGTTGTCGTCGATGAAGTTCTGCACCATCTGGGCCGCCTGTGCGCCAATGGCGTTGGCGGCGGCATCTGCGGAGGTCTGTCCAGACAGCACCTTTCCGATTGCTCCCGACACGATTTCGCCCAGCTTGGCTTGGTCGGCGTCAAAGCTCGCTCGGATAAAGGACCGTTCCGGCAGTTTCTCCGTGCCGTACTCGTGGGCGATGGCAATTTTCAGAACTTCGGAATCTGCGCCGCCGACAAGACCCACGAGGATCTTCTTGCCGGCCATATCGTCGCAGGCTTTTTTCAGCCGCTCAAAATCGTTCAGGATAACATTGACATCCATAATCAATACCTCCGATACAGATTTACGAGCTGCATCCACTCCGATTTCTGTGTCTTGTCGAAGTTCCACGTTACATCGGAAATGGAGAACGAGCTGAGGCCCTGCGACCCATTTTGCAGGTTCGTGTACGCCTGTGACACCATATCCCACACAAGCCCCTCAAGGTCTGCGGGGAGGGTCTGCGGCTCGTCATCGGTGGCGTCTTTCGGCAGGACATACCCAGCCGTGTAGCTCACCTCGATAACGCGCTTTGGCGCAACGATGTCATACGCCAGACCTTTTCGATACCCGGCTTTCAGCCATCCCTCGTCACGGTAGATAACTCCCACATCTCCGGTTTGAGAATAGTCATAGCGGTTCGGGTTTACCAATCGGCCCTCCTCCTTGACATACTCAACGCTGATGATGGGGTATTCTACCGTGACAAGTTCCTGCTGCCCATCCGCATCGTACCACTGACGGTACGAGCGTTTGCCCAAATGTCTGCCGGTCTGACGCTCGATCCACGAAGAAGCCTTATTTATCAGCAGTTCGACAACCAGGTTGACCTTTTCGTCCTCGATGTCGGATAAGCCGAGCATCAGCTTCATTCGTTCAAGGGTAGTCAATGCGTTCTCTGCAAGCATAAGGGCCTCCTAAATGGGGCAACGACGGCTATTCGCCGTCGTTGCTGTCTTCTTTCGGCTCGTCCCTTTCGACGGGCTTGGTGGTTCTGGTGCGCTTAGTCTCCTTTGCGGGAACCTCAGCCTTGTTGTCGGTAGGTCCCGTCTGCTGCTTATACACGCGAGACATAATCAGCCCTCCTTACACGGGCTGGACGGCATTGTCGCCCAGCGCAATCGCGCAGGTGGCATCGCACTTGGGGCCGGTGCCGCCGGCGCAGTTCACGGTGACGGTAATCTTGATGAACTTCTTGCAGCCCGCAAGGTCAAGGTCGAGGTTGTGCAGCTCGTTGCCGGACTTGTCGGCGGTGAGGGTGATAGCGCCATCACCATCGGCAGTATGGTCGATGAACACGTGCTTGTCCTTGACGGCGGTATAGCCGCCGCCCTGAGTGTCACACTCAGTAACGGCAATCTTCACGGTGATTCCGGTAGGCTCGCCAGAGGCCGCGCCGAGGGACACCGCGAGGACCCCGGAAAGGAATCTCTCGCGGTCGATGGCGTCCCCGCTCTTATAAGGAATCACCTTGATGTTCTGGATGAGTTCTCTTTTCATATTCAGCTACCTCCTCACATTACACAGGGACGGAGACCTTAGTAGCCACAGCAAAGCTCTCGTCATGGCGCAGGCCGGTGTCCACGTTGTTGATAGCACGGATGAGGGTCTGGTCGTTCTCGAAAGCGGAAACGAGGTTGCCCGCGTCATCCGTCCAAGAACCCTCGCGGCTGGTTTCAATTTCCAGTGCGCCCTGCTCACCGATAACGAGGTCGTTCCAGTTGCCGAACACAATCTGGGTCTTGCCGCCGGTGGTTTCAAGCAGATTGGTGGTCTTGTAGGGATAGCCCACCAGAGTGCCGTTCTCGTTCATCTCCTTAGCGAAGATGAAACCGCCGACCTCATCACGCAGGGACTTGAAGAACTGCTCCACGCTGGTGTTGAACACAAAGCCCAGACCGTCAGCATAAACATTGTTCTTCAAAACGGACGCCACCAGATAGTTCGGGAACGCGGCAGTCAGAACACCCTGATTGCTGGAATACTCGGTGTCGATGCTGGTAACGTCGATGTTGAGCACACCCTTGTTCTTGGTAATGCCCAGAGGCTGGAACTCGCCGCCGGTGCCGAGCAGTGCGCCGTAGTCAACACCCAGAGCCATCTGCTTGGTAACGTCCTGACCGACGATGACATCATTGTCAAAGTTGGTGGAGCGGAGCAGGTCGTTGCTCATGGGGATGAGGGCGGTCAGCTTCTTGGCAGACAGCTTGAGGTTGCCGAACTTGGGTGCGCTGCGAGAGATGGCACGGTTCTCACCGGCGAACATAGCACGGGAGCCGGTCTTAATCTTGGGGATGTTCAGGTTGCCGTTCGCCATTCCCAGACGGCGGGCGCCGAGGCTGTAAATGACGGTGGACGGATAGAGCAGCTCGATGATTTCGTTGGCGTACACCTCGGGGACGAGGTATCCGCCGTCAGCGGGAACGGTAGCGGACAGCGCCTTGAACTCACGCGCCATATCCGCATCGCCGAACTTACGCTCGGCGGTGAAAGCCGCTCTCTCAATGTCGCCGCCGGAGGCGTGGATGCACTTCACAGCACGGCCAAACATACCGTAAGCGGTCTTGCGGCGCTCAGGTGCGGACATGGACGCGATACGGGTCTGGAAAGAGTTCTGCTTCACACCGTCGGGACCGGAGCCGGTAGAGAGAAACAGGTTGGCGTACTTGCGCTCGGGCTGCTTCTGAACACCGGGACCGCCGGACTTCTTCTCGCCGGCGCCAGCGGCGCTCTTGACGCCCTGACCCTCAAGAGCCGCGATGATGGCAGCGATGAGTTCAGGAGAAACGCCCTCACCCTCGCCCTTATCACCGGCAACAGGGTCGGCAGTAGGAGCGGGATTGGTGGGGTCATTGGTGGCAGTGGGGTCGGTCACGCCGCCCTCGCCCTCGCCCTCAAGGATAGCGGTCACTTCCGCAAGGATCTCCTCGGTGGAAATGCCGTCAGACACGGCCTCGCCGTTCTCCTTGCAAGCCTTTCGCTTCTCGTCGAGGTTGGTAAACACCTTGGCAATCAGCTCAGCGAGCTGTTCCTGAGTAAGTTTCATTTCAAATTCCTCCTTGTGTTACGGGATAATCTCGAAGACAATTTCCGATTTCTTGGTTTGCTTGACGGGGTTGTTGGACTTCACGATGTTGTTCTGCACAGGCGGGTCATCAGGTGCGGCGGGTTCCAGAAACGGGCCGAGAATGTCAGCCAGCTCACGGACTACCGCGATGAAAGGCTTCAAAGCGTCCAGTCTTGCGCGGGTGATTTTGCCCGTTTTGACTTCGGTTCTAAGGCCCTCCACCAAAGACTTGACCTCATCAATCTTAGCTTGGTCGTTCATCGCCCAAGTGACGATAGAAACTTCCCAGAGCTTGATTTCTTTCAGCCGGCGCACACCCTGCTCGCTGTCGTAATCGAACTCAACAGCGTCATAGCCGATGGACAGCTCATTCAGAACACCGTCTTTCATAAGCGTCTGAATGTCGCGGCCTTTGGCGGTGTCGCTGATTTTGCCCCGGATGAAAAGACCCTTATCATCTTCGCGCAATTCCAGCGGCTTGCCGATGGGCAGTTCGCAATCGGTGTGTTGCGACAAGATTTTGATGCGGTCAAAATCCTCCCTGATGGTCTTGGAGAACGCGCCTTTTTCGATGATGTCGCCGCCGCTGTCCTTGTTCCCAAACACAGCAGCGTACCCGGAGAACTCGCCACTCTCGTCCGCGCTTTCCAGCTCGAACTTAAACGACTTATACTCGCGGGTTGCCGGCGCTTTTCCAGCAGTACGTTTTCCCTTGCTTGCCATACGGTTTTCCTCCTTTCCTCAGAGTTTAGGGCATCTTAAAAACCGCCGTATGTCAGATAACACCGGCAGTTGATAAGCTCCTCGGGGCGAGGGTCATTCGGGTCACGCGGATAGCGCAGCCCGTTTGAGAACTTGGCGTCAATCGCCACCGTCTCGCCGTCCAATATGACGTGGTTCGGTCCGTGAGAGCCATCACGGGGATTTTTCTGCGGCCTGTGATGCCACGTCTTTGTCTTAGCACCAGCGGCTTTCATTGTGTCAAATTGACCTGTCGCCAGTGCGGTCATGGTTTCCTGTCGGGCAATCAGCTTTGCCCGTGCTTTGGTTGCACCCATCGTGTCCTGAATGGATTCACGCAGGCTGATTTGGCTGAGGCCCTCGGAGACGCCCCGGACGATGATGTCCGCAATCTTGTCCCGTGTGGTGCGCTCAATGCCAACGATGCGCTTGCCGCCATTGATTTTGGCAGAAGATACGAATTCCGGGCGGTCAAGGCTTGTCAATCCGTAGCTTTCCTCACTGAGCGCAGCCCCGTCGTCATAGGTCTTTCGCCACAGCGGATTGAACAGGTCCATCAGCTTTTCAGCTTCTTTGTTCCAATCGAGCAGCCCTGCCGCTATTGCGTCGGCAAGCCGCTGCTGTTCAATCTCAGGCAGCTGCGCCCACAGGTCGGGGTCGAACGTGCCGTCTGGGAGCAGATATTCGGACAGCTCCGAGAACACGTCAGACGCATCGGCCTTTACTGTGTTGCCGAGGGCTGCCGCTATTGCGGTCTGCTGGTCCGCAAAGTGTTTGGACACCGCTGCCTCAAACAACCGTTCATTTTTCTGCACCGCCACAGCTTCACGCCGCAGCATGGCCGCCACGTTCATGCGGCGGGACTTCTCGCCATACACAGGACCGTCAGACAGCGCCGCCAGATCCTCCTGCATCATGGTCTGCGACAGCTCTGCGGGGTCGTCAGTTTCGTTCAGGAACAGGTCGTTGATAGAGACCTTGTAGACATCCCCACCGTCAACATCAGGCAGGTCGAGCAGCTCTCTTGCCTCGTTCTTGGTGATGAGGCCGGCGTTGTAGGCGTCAAGTGCTTTGCCCTTGTCAAACTCCTTATCGTAGGGGATAACAGGGTCAAAGCGCCACACAAGCCCGCTCCCGAACATCGGGAGGAGCTGCGTGTTGATTGCCTCCTCGCGCATCCTGATTCTCGATGTCAGGACATTCTTGGCATAGATGTACTGCGCTGCGTCAGCGGTTGAGCGGTTGCTGTTCTCGGTGATGCCCATGATTTCACGGGGTACACCGAAGTGTTCGAGAACAGCGTCTCGCATGGCGATACGGCTCTCAATGAAGCCGAGGTTCTTACCATCGGTGCTGCCAAGCTCCTTTACATCGACGTTGCCGGAAAGAGCTGCCGCACGGTGGCTGTTCTCTACGCCCCGGTGCTTCTGATTCCAGCGGGCCAGAAAAGCGTTCCGCTGCTCATCGGTGGCGTCGGGCATGAGGAATACCACGGGAGGCGTAGCATCGTTATAGAAGAACCGCTTTTGGAACTTGGCGGCATACTCGTCGATTTCCACCTCGTCCGCGATGCTCTCCGCAATACCCAGACCGCGCAGGAAAGGGTCGAGCGGGTTCAACTGCTTCATCACAAACATATCATCAACCGGCACGGTCATTGTCAGCCCGCCCGATGAGACGATTTGGTATGTGGGGTTGCCGAGATACGGCGTCAGCTTTACCCAATGCGGAGGCACGTTCCACAGCTCTACCGGTCTGCCTCGTTCGTCCCGCTCGATAAGGAAGAAACTCTCGCCCACGAGCATGAGATAGATTTCATGCAGCCGCCAGATCGCCGAACTCGTCATCTCGTACAGCGGGTTCGGGTGGTTCATAAAGTCGAGGAACGGGTGGCTCGTCACCTCAACCTCTGTCCCGTCCTCCTCAACACGCATCAGCTTTCCGCTGATGTTTGCGAGGTCGCTTGCGATACGGTCAACGACCGCAAGGCGGGGACTGGTTGAAAACATATTCAGCCATTCGGCTGTGTTCATAGAGGGCGGTCTTGCCCAACGCGAGACGAAACTGTCGCTGCCGCCCTGATAAGCGTCTCGCACCTGTTTTCGTCTGGTTATTTCGATATTGAATATTCTCATTCCACACCTCATCCAAAAGAGAAGCCGAACTCCGGTTTCCCGTTTTCTAACTCCAAATAGGCGTTCGCCGAGGCGTCCACCATATCTTTCAGCTTGCCGACGGGGAAGTTTTCAAGCTGCCTGAAATAGTCATCGTTCCAGTCAGCCATCTTCACATCCACGTTACCGGCAAGCCATTGAGAGGAGAAAGGCTCGGCGCGGGTCACTTTGTCCCCGCTTTCCAGTGAGGTTGTCACGGTGTAGCCGCCGAGCATCCGAACAAAGCTCTGTGCTTGGTCCTTGCCGGCCTGTCCGGGGTCCTGCGGCAGCCGGACCGTGACGTTGCCATAAAGCGCATTGTCGCTGGCTGCGGTATTCAGAATGAGCTGACGCACATCAGCGCCGTTCTCACGGACATTGATGACATCCGCAACGAACACACGCCCATTCTTCCGCTTGCCAAGCAAAACACCGGCGGTATAGGCGCTTTCGTCACCCCGCCGGTTGGTGCGCATGGCCTGCGGCATCCCCTCCAAATCGTCCATTTCGCCGGGGGCCGTAGCAGCCAAGTCCCATGCCCGCACCCACTTGACAACATCGGTCGGGGTGGAGCGGAACATCTGTCCGACTTTGGAGCGCTTGAAGTAGTGGCCCGCAGACCGCCTGATTTTCCAGTTACCGTTGAGCAGCTGTTCTTGGTCGAACTCGGACATGGCTTTCAGTGCGCCGATGTAGCCGGGGTCGTGTTTCATCATGGCCGCGTTGTCCGTCAGCTTTGCGCTGATGAACGATACGGACTTTACTTCCTCCATCTCCTCCGGGCTGTATAGATGAAACTCCTCATACAGCTGCTGCGGTGTATCAGCCCAATGGATGATGTTGTTCCTGCGGATGAAGTATCGCAGCTTTCCGCATCTACTTTCATCGGCATACCCTGTTTCGGGGTCGATCCACCAGTCGATGAACCGAGCCACCCAGCTTTCGCCGTCGGGGTTGCAGGTCGCTCGAATGTAGGGGCGAACCCCACAGGTCGAACGGTTACGGGAGAACATATAGAAGAACTGGCTCTCCGTGAAATGGACAAGTTCGTCAAACATCAGGAGCGGTATCTGGGAACCCTGCCAGTTATATTTCTCCTTTTCATAGAACATGTGAGCGAATGTGACCTTTGCACCAGACTGAAATCTCCACTGGACGTTCGGCGTAAGAACGCTGGTCGCACCCAAATGCGGGTATATTTCTTGGCTCGTGGCATAAAGACCACCGGCGCTCATAATTTGCGGACGGGACTGTCGGAAGATTACAGCCTCGAACAGCTTGTTGTCGATGTGTCTCAGACACTCAAGCAGGAGGGCGTAAGTCTTGCCGCCGCCAGCTGCGCCGCCGTAAATGCAAATGTCAGCGGGAGAGCGCAGAAACATCTCCTGCTTGCCCTGCTGAGGCCGAATAATGATTGGTTTGTTACTTGTTTTTTCCGTCTTTTTTCTCACGTGCGTCACCTACCTCCGAATCTCTCTCAGGCAGGTAGATCTGAACTTGCGGCTGAACAGAAACCGGCGTGCCGGTTATCTTCGCCTCGACCGCTTTTCGGTCGTTAAAGAAATCACCGCCGTAGACTTTGAGCGCATAAATGATAGCGGTCGTGTCGCCACTGGACACCCGCTCCATTAACTTGTTTTGGCACATCGCCACAACAGACAGGCGCCCCGCTTTGATTGCCTTTTCCAAAGCGGGGTGCTCCTTTTGGAGTTTTTGTAGTGTCCGTCGTGTGATGTCGAATACGTCGGCAATCTCCTCCATAGACTTGCCCTGCATAGACAGAGACTGGATGATGGCGAGATTGTTTTCTACCTCACCGGCTTCTACCCACTGTTCAAACAAGTCCTTTCTCTGACGCTTGGCATCAGACATACCTCTCCGCTACCTTTTCGAGCAGCTCGTGCATCAGACCGCCGTGCTTGTTATGCTTGAAGCCGCCGGGGTACTCGATGTTCAGCTCTTTTTCCAGATACTCCTCGTAAACTTCCGTCGGCAACTGCTTGGGTAGCGAGCAGGCGCAGTAGATGTAGCCAGCGTTGCAGGCGAGTACCGCTACACTGTCGAAGTAGTTTTCGAGGAGGGCGACAAAGCTCTCACGGGTGTGGAACTTCTGCTTGAAAACGATGCCGTTTGTCACGCCGAGGGTGTAATTCTTGTCGTCCAGATACCAGAGACAGTCGCCCGCTCCGGCAGACAGCTTCGTCTTGTCGTATGCCTTTTCGACGTAGGCAAGGTTGCGGGTGCAGGTAATCAGCGTACCTGTGGATTTCAGGACGGCGTTGCAGGTCGTAAGCACGGCCTTTTCAAACTCATCGTCCACCACAGAGTTGATAACCGCCTCCAACACGCAGTAGTCAAACAGCCCGTGAGCCTTGACCTGCTTCTCGGCGTTGAGGATATTGGCGATGATCCCTTTCATATCCAGCTTGTTCGCGCCTTTCACCATCAGGGACGGCTCGTAGGCGTGGATATTGTAGCCCTTAGACTTGAGCATCTTCGGGTAAGCCATGCGTCCCGCGCCGATGTCGATAAGGCTGTCAGACTTCTGCAAGCGGGGGATGACATACTTCTCGTACAGGACAGAGGCGTTGGACTGCCGGCCATCGGTACTCAGGCGCTTAGGCTGCGCTAAGAACTGGTGGTAGGTCTTAACACCGAGGTTGTCGAAGTTGTACTTGCCGTACTCGATGCCCATGCACTCAAGGAACTCGGCAACGTCCTCGTTCGGAATGGCGTAGCTCAGAACGCCGTAGCCCAGCTTCTTGGAGCAGTAGGCGTATTCGGCGTTAAGAATGACGTTTCCATCCCCGTCGGTCACGACGCTGCCCCATTCGCCATAGCGGGACATCAGCTTCGTGATTTCGGAGCAGATAAGCACATTCTTCGGCTCGCTCTCGATGTGTACCTTGTCAGACGGGCAGTAATGGTAGCCGCCCACTGTGAACTCCTCAAGGCGAACAGAAGTTTTGCTCGTCTCGATGGAGTTGTGCATGAGGTTGAACAGGATCTCGTCCTGCAAATTCGGGCTGTTGATTCTGATGCACGGCAGATATTCCAGCCCAATCGCCGTCGCAGCTTTCTTTCGCTGGTGGCCGGCGGTAATCACGTTATTGGTGGCGTTGACGATGAGCGGCTTCACCATACCGAAACGGCGAATGCTGTGCTGCAACGCCTCTAACGCCTCCGGGGTAATGGAGCGGGGGTTGTACTCAGACCCCGTGACCTCCCCGATAGGCACTTTCTCTACGAAATCAATCACGGTTCTCCACTCCTTTCAGAAGATAATCGGCAAAGCTGCCGCTCAAGATTGCACCGGAATCAATGTACTCCTGATACTTGGCGTTCATGCGGTCAAGCTCCACCTGAGAGATGAAGAACGACACATCGCCAAAGCGGAACTGGCAGAACGGCAGGACCGCCTTAGATTCCTTTTTCTTAGGCTCACCATCATCAGCAGCAGGAACCGCACTCTCCGCAACAGGAGCGGCGGGGCTGTCGGCAGGCGCAGGAGCGGGAGCAGGGGCGTCGGCATGGATCACAGGCTCGTGATACGAAACCTCCGGTGCAGAGCCAATTCCATCATCCTTGTCCTCAACTGCATCATTTTCCTCTCCAATGATAGAGTTGCTGTCGATGGTATGGACGGTAGGCTTCTTGGGCTTGGGTCTGTCGTTGACACCCATAAAGTTGAAAGCGGGGATTTTGATTTCGGCCTGCTCAGGCTCGATGTCGAACACCTCTGTGGTCAGCTCAAAGCGTTCCAGCAAGAGCTGGTTTTCATCGAGCGTCAGGTCAACGAGGGAGAGTTCCTCCTTGAGCTTCTCGAAGTCCCAATCGCTGTATTCGCTGGTCTTGTTGTCCACCAGACGGAACAGGTTGATCTGCTCGTCAGTCAGCTCGTCCGCTACGATGCAGGGGACGGTCTGAATACCCATCTCACGGCAGGCGCGCACACGAGTGTGGCCGGCAACGATAGTGTAGTTCATGTCCACAACAACAGGGAACAGGAAACCGAACCGCTCGATACTGTACTTGACCTTTTCAACCGCGAGGTCGTTGTTGCGCGGGTTGTTTTCGTAATCTCTCAGTCGAGAGACGGAAATTTCTCTGATATTCATTCTGCCTCACCTCCCGTCAGGAACATGACAAAGCCCAGATAGGTCTTATTTTTGCTGATGTAGTCATCGTAAACCGCTTTCAGGCGGGCGTACTCGTCCTCGGTGATAGGCAGCTCGTTGTTGCCAAAAATGAGGAACTTGTTGTCCTTGAAGAACTTGCGGTCACGGTTCGGGGTAAAGAACGTGGTCTTGAAGTCAAGGCCGATGCCGTTCAGCTCCTGATGCAGCTTGCCGACATCCCACGTAGAATACTCGTGGCTCTTGTTGTCGATGATACGAGCCAGCTTTGCGTCCTCCTCGGACAGATTCTGAACGATGCAGGGTACTTCCTCCATCCCCAGCTGCTTGGCGGCTTTCAGGCGGGTGTGCCCTGCGATTATGACGTTGTTCGGGTCAATCGTGATAGGGTTCAGGAACCCAAACTCACGGATACTCTCGGCGACTTTTGCCACGCCCGCGTCATTCCGTCGGGCGTTTCCCTCATACTCAATGAGGTCGTCAACCCTCTTGTAGACAATCTCCATGTTTCGTCCTCCTTGTAACTGAGCATAAAAAAGGGAGCTGCACACACTCGTACAGCTCCCATGTTTTACTGTATTAGGTTTTAGAACAGGCCCCACTCGGCGAACGCCTCGAAGCCTCCCGCGTCCTTGATGAACTTGCGGGCGATTTCCACGATTTCGTGGTAGGGCTTTCCGTCAATCTCGTCGTCTCCAATGGCGCAGCACAGCTCAACCGGCTTGCCGGTTTCCTGCGCTTTGAGGAAAGCGTAGATGTTGACGGACACATCGGCTTTGGACAGGTCCTTGCCGTGCAGCCCGCCTCCGGTCACGGAATCAGCCATGTCGGAACCGAGCTTACGGTTGGTGGCGCCGGTGTCCACATCTGTGCCACCGGTCCAATCGCCGAGCGGGTTGATTTCTGCGGTGGGGTACAGCCGCTCGATGTCAGCCCTTGCAGCGTTGCTCTGGCAAATGATGAGCTTATCCCCGCTCAGAATGTATTTTCCGTCGCAGGGGTACTTCTGGTAGATGTCGCGGGCGACGCGGGAGAGCGTCTTCTGCTCCTCGGTCAGCGGCATTCCCTTGAAGATGCCATTGTCGCCGCAGCGGAAACCAGCCTGCTGGTTATCAGCGAGGTGGGCGTCCTGCGGAACAATGCAGAGGTCGATTTGCACAAACCCCGCGATGCGGTGGATGGCGTTATGGATCGCCCTCAGCACCTCTGGCCGGAGCATGGGAGCGGAGGTCTCGACGATGGCATGGCACACGCCATGCCCGATGAGGACTTCAACTGCGACCTTGGGGTCATCCTGAACCTGATAGGCCAAGTCCACGATAGCGCCGGCAATCCTGTCGGCGATTTTGTCCGGGTGGGACGGGTTTACTTTCTCAATCATGGTATCAATTCCTTTGCTTGATTTTTTCGTTGCCGTTCAGCGGAGGCCCAAGCAGGTCACAGTCCGCGTCAGGCGGGTCCTGAACGTAGCCGTAGTGGTTTGCGTAGCAGTAGGCGCAACCGTTGCGGCAGGTGCTGTATGCGCCAATATCGACGCTCTCAACGCACTGGCACAGCCCGCGCTGATTGCGGTCTTTCGGTTTATCAACGCCGAACATCTTGCCGTCTACACAGCTGGAATGGGGCAGCCCCAGCTCCTCCGCGCAGGAGGAGAGGACAATCCCGTGCCGGGCGGCTATCTCGGATAGCTGCTGCGCCAGCTCCGTCTGCTGCTCAGTTGTGAGCGGCTGGATATTCAGCGGTCTGAGGTCTACCGTGCGGTACGAATCCACGAAACTCATAACGGCCTTTGAGGTGCAGCCCTCCAATTCCTCCGCGATTTTCGTGAACGCCCGAATGTGGTAGTCCCAAGTGTAGCGGTCATTCAAGAACACCGGGTCATATCGCCAGATGGCTTTATCGGCTCCGATTTTCTTGAACGCCGGTATCACGACCTCATGCTTGTCGGGGATGTTCTTCTCGACATCCCGACCGTAAGGCGTGATGGTGTACTGGAAATAATATTTGAATGCGTCCAGCTCGTGAATCCTGTTGAGCATAGGCGCGGCATTCTTGGTCCAAAAAACGAACCCGTCTACTTTGTCGGGCGTGAGTGAAACACGCCCGACTTGTAGAGGGTTGTATGGGTTTCTAAGGAGGACAAATCCTTTCCCAACACGGTTGTAAAACCACTCGGAGAACAGTGCCGGGATGTCAGTCCGCCTGCTTGCGCTAACGATCATAACGGCATCCCATCCTTTAGGTAGTTTGCGAATATCCAGTTGCGGCAAGACCGCTGCTCTTTGGTGTAATTCCCCGGAGGGTTCGGCACATAATCCCAGAAGTGGATGCGGCGGGCATTCGTGATGTGCAGCTTGATTCTGTCGTTCTCAATCCTGACTTCGGAATTGCTGTCAGGCACGAATGCCACATGGGTGTTCAGCTCCCACACAAAGCCGTCGCTCAAACCGCAAAGGTAGTATGCTTTGGCGTGTGGGTGCTGCTTGACGATAATGTCAACGACGGCGTTGGACTTGTGCAGCGTTCCGTAATAGACGCGGTTGTCCTTGTCGCCGATGAAGCATTTTGCGCAGCACTGCGATATGTCCACGTTGCGGATGTCTCGGAGCCAGAAGAAGTTGCACTTCTTCAAAATCTCCAAGTGCAGGTGCATGGGCGCGTGTGTAATTATAAAATCCGACGGTATCATTTTATCACTCTCCTATATGACGGGTCAATGACAGCTTTGTGACACGACGGCCACCTCCGCTATCTCAGGGTTCTGCGCCTGAAAAAACTCCCCAAGCGCGTAAAGTATCGTCTCACAAGCCCCCGGCAGAGCGGGGTGGAACGCAAAGCCACACCCAGACATCGCGCTCTTGACCGCAACAAACTCGCGGTCAAACCCGCTCACGCGGGTTCTGGTGGCTTTCATTCTGCGCCCGTGGTCGTCAAAGCTCTCAAACAGGGCATGGGAGAGCGGGTTGCCCGCGCTCACCGATTCGCCAACCGTCAGCTTTGCGAGGGTAATTTCATAGCCGCCCGGAACCGAGCCAGTCAGTGTGAACGATGAGACATTCGTTACATAACTCGGCAGCGGATTTAGCCCGTCGTAGGGCTGCGGCTCAAAGTTTTTAATCATTTTGGTCTACCTCCTTATCTTTCAACTGCTCACGCAGATGTTCACGCAATTCTTGCCGAACCATCGCGGCCTCAACGTCATTGTGCGTAGCGTTCTCAACAAGCACCTGCCAGCTGCCGTCGCTTGTCTTGAATGTGTGAACTTTCCGCTTTGCGCGGAGAGCGCTCACCAGATCCACCATGTATTTCAGAACACAGCAGACCAGAATCAGAAAGCCAAGCCAAATCCACGGGCTGGAAAAGATAAACTTCAAAAACTCCATTACTCATCTTCCTCCAATTTCAGTCGGGCTTCAAGCTCGGTGATGCTCTGCAAAAACTCCTTGCGGCAGGACAGCTCGCTGTCTTCAACCGCCACGCGCAGGCTTTTCAGAGCCTGCGCTACCGGCGTGTCAAAACTGTACTTCTGGAAGACCACGCCTCTCCGGTCCTCCGTGGTGAAAATCTCAAACGCATCGCCATCGCGAATGCCGAGATTCACACGAACCTCTTTCGGAACGACAACCCTGCCGAGGTCATCAATCCGACGGATTTGTCCAGTTGCTTTCATTTTGGTTCCTCCTGTCATAATTCGTATTCTTTGTGGTGGGCAGTCTTGCCCTTATACTTGACCGAGGGCTTGACCCAAACCACCTTGCCGGACTTGTACCGGCGCAGGTGGCCTCGGACGTTGACCTCATGGTCGGGCTTGGTGTAGCCGCGCTTAGCCTGTTCGGGCTTTACCAGCGCCGTGCTGTCGAAGTCAGTCACGGTGTAAATGCGGCGAATGAGCGGCTGCCGCACCTGTGCCGTGCGCTTTTTCTTCTTGTGCTTGGCGGGGCGGCGCTCAACTCGCTGCTCAACTTTGACCTCCTCCCGGTAGTAGGCCATGAACAGCATGAGCGCATGGTACTTCCGAGCCTCTTTCCTGCACGTGTCATCCATCGAGAGGAGCACACTGAGCAGTTCCTGATCCACAACCGGCTGACTGCCCATCGGGGCGATACGGCGGTTCCTGATTTCCGTCGTGGCGGGGTCGTAGTCGAACATCACAACCGGCGGGAGGTTCGGCTTCACAGTGATGTAGACCGCCATCTCCACCCAGCTACCCTTGCTCTCGAACGTGAATTCAATTTGTTCCTCGCAAAGCTCTACCACACCCGATTCCATCGGAGCCAGAAACTTCTCACGGTCAAGCCATTTGAAGTTGTCGAAATACCAATCCAGAACCCGCTCCATGCGAGCGTTGCTCGTGACGATAATGCGGTCAGCCGTGTTGCGGTTCATCAATCACACCTCCTCGTAGCAATCTTTCAAACTGCCATTCCTGCGACAGCAGGTGCATTTCTGGTGGCACTTACGCCATCGGCAGGTCGCACACTCAGCCACGGCCTCCTCAACAAAGTTGCCGTTCTTATCGACCCACACGTTTCTGCCGCCGAGCTTCGCAATCCGGTAGCCCTTGTTGCGCATTTCCTCAGCTTTTTCTGCGGCGGGGTCGTGCCACTGCAATCCGCGCCTTTTGTAGAGCGGAATCCAGTGCTCGCTGTAAAAGTCGTACCCTGCGCCGTCAATACCGAAGAAAAAGCCCCACTCCTCGTGCTGGTAAACACGGAACCCGCAGTCGGACATCACCTGAACGCCGTCCGCATATTCAAGCCAGTAGTCGTCGCAGGAATCGCCGAAACTCCACATCGTACCCCACATTGGGAGCAGGGCTTCGTCCACGACTTCCAAATTGTCAGGCTCCACGAGAATGGACGGGCCGCCGTCCAGATCCACCCGGTACTTGTCGAGGTCTGCGGCATACGCCACGATTTCGCCGAGGTGTTCCAGCGTGTCGCAGCTGTCAGGCAGGTCAAAAACGTGAACCCTGCTGCCTGCGTGGGGGAGGGTGAGTTCCTCCCACTCGTCGGGAGCCGCCCGCATGAGCCGTTCAATCATACCCTGCGGGATAGCGTTGAACTCGCCGACCCACTTGTGGGTGGCATCGTTAATTGTCATTTCCTTAATCATTCATTCGTCAACCTCCAATCTCATGGACCACCGAGCGGCTTTCTCTCTGATAAACCGCTCAACTTCTTCACGGTCAAGCCCCAGCGCCGCTGCACACAGAACCACATCGGCAAACTCCTCGTTTAGCTTGTGCGAGGCTTCGCCTGTGCTCACCGGCGTGGGGTTGCTCATGTCAATCGTTCGGCGCAGTTTCAAAGCCGCTTGGGACAGCTCCGCGGCCTCCTCCGCCATTCCAGCCAACAGTTCGCAGCAGCCGAGCAGTGTGTGGATTTCCGTAAGTTCGCGTCCCCAATCTTCAAGAGCCTTTTCGATGTCGGCACTCGAGCGAATTACCTTGCGGATAATTTCGACCCGCAGGCAGCCCTCGATGTCTTCTGATTCATCTGCGGAATCGTAGTCCACGAGCTTCACTTTCAGAGACAAGTCACGAGACGGGATATAGGATTCTGCGATGGAAGGAATGCAACTGAACCCGCTGTCGTTATTCCAGCAAACAGCAAAATCCTTTCCGCTGAGCCGAAGAACATAACATAGTTCATTCAGTGAGAGCGGATTACTCTTTGCGATCAACGGGTATTGGCTGATTTCTTTGTTGAGCCATGCCTTGAATTCCGTGATGTCTTTCATAAGTACCAACTCCTTTGCAAAATAGAAGAAACCCGCCATTTCTGGCGGGTTTCCGTATATAGGCAAATTCAGCTATCTATCAAG